GAGGCATACCTCGGACTCATTGAAGAGATGGACTTTATCAACCGCACACCAACAGACAAGCGCTTCTCCGGATACGGTGGTTTGCTCTTGGTCACAATTCGTACAGCATAGGAGCTACTGTATTGATTAACAACCTAAGCCTGCTGTTCTCTGGCATCTGGGCTTTCTGCGAAACCATAGTTATCTTTACTGTGGCATTTCGATTCTTCTCAAAGATGAACAAGCGGTTAGACCGCATTGAGTATCAGCTCAATGAGAACGGTGGCGGTTCTATGAAGGATCAAATCAACTGTATTGGTGAAGACATTATGGAACTTAAGATTAACCAAGCTGTTATCAAGGCTAAGTTGGAGGCACAATGATTGCACTAGCAAAGAAGGCCTGCCCTGCTGCTATCGCAGTACTGCGTCAGGCTACAGCGCTTAAGCCTAAGCGTAAGAAGGCTAGCGATGGGTTACTCCCATCTGCTGCCCACATCAAGCAGAACCCAAACTCTGACCACAACTCAGGCTTTGCAGTCGACGTTACTCACGACCCAGTATTTGGTATCGACTGCGCCTTTGCTTATATCAAGCTGCAGTCAGACCCACGTGTGAAGTACTTGATATTCAACGGCAAGATCTGGTCACCTGAGAAGGGCAACCACGATTACACCGGACCTAATAAGCACAACCATCATCTTCACATCTCCATTAAGGAGACGTGCGGGAACGATACTTCGCCTTGGTTCCCTTGGCTTGGTGAGTTCAAGATCAATAAAGTGAAGGCAGCAATTAAGCCGTTACCTAAGAAGAAGGAAGCAAAATGAAGTTCAATAACAAAGTACTAGAGATGTGGTCAAAGTGGTTCGTGTCTAACGCACTCACAGCGATTGTCATTATCGGTAAGTCACCGCTTGAATTTTCAACATCAGATTGGAAGCACGCAGCTAATGCACTTTGGTTAGCGCTAGTCCCAGTAGTAATTGCTTGGGCTAACCCTAAGAATGAATTGACGATGACCGTCAAGAAATAATTATTGACTGCGAGGCTATGGCCCCTGCTAGGAGAAATCCTAGTGGGGGCCTTTTTCTGTTTTTATACAGCACAATGCCCACCAGATAAACCAGTGGGCAAAGGCGGACCGACCCATTCCTAGGAGGGCCGATAGTTAAAATATACCAGAGTGGCTGTCGTTATTTAAGTGAGTCTTGAGACGGTGACAGTTAGCGCAGAGTGTTTGTAGGTTAGACGGATCATTGTTCCATCTATCACCGTCGATGTGGTCAACGTCGAGCTGACTGATGTGGACTGGGTTGAACCCGCACTGCTCACAGTGGTCTTTCTTGTGGACTGCGTACGGGTAGATGAGTTTGTTGTGGGCTTTCTTGTAGACGGCCTTGCACTTGTACCGTCCTCCAAGGGAGGCAGCTTTAGAGTTTCTAAGTTTGATTCTAGTAGGTCCACAGACTGAGCATATACCAGTCCTGGACTGCTCGTTAATCCCCGTAAGACTGTGATTCATACCTGTCAGGTTCACAAGGAACTCGTACCAGATTACCGCAGGAGAAGCAGGTAGCATCTAGGAAGTACCAGACCAGCTCGTAGTCATCAAAGGATGCTGCCACGTTAAAGACCTGCGACCCACACGGACAGACGTGTACTGGTCCTAAGTCCCGCAAATCGGCTCCTGTGACCTTTGGGAGGTATCGTAGAGGATTGCGATGCCGCATTCTGGGCAGGGTTGGTAGACGGAGGGACAGGGTGACCTTACGGTCACCTGCTGCTGGCGCCCTTGAGGGGCGCCCTGACTGTTTCTGCTCGCTCACGCTCGCAATTATACACATACCCCTGCCTAGTATGTGTCGGACGACACGCCGTGATACCCTTAGCCTATGCCTCGTATCTACTCAGTAAAGATTTTCGGTCAGCGGTACAAGATCGATTACAAACATCACGACGAAGACAGCTACGGTTTAACTGACTCACAGGTAAATCGCATCTCGTTGCGTCACAACCTACCTGAAGACAAGATGATTCACGTGCTGATGCACGAGGTAACGCACGCTGTTATCCACGAGTCNNGACCTAGTGGGATACCACATCGTAGATACTTTACAAGACAACCCAGCTTTATTAGAATGGGTCTTCGGAGTTAAGAAAACCACAGAGGAGGAGAACAAATGAAAGAGATAATCGCACTAGGACTAACCTGTTTCCTAGTAGGTTTCGTTACAGCCTATGGCTTTGATGCCTGGTTGCAGTGGAGAGATGACCGCAAGTGGCAATAGAAGATCCTAAAGAATTACTACTGCACGTACTGCACTCTAAAGATGCAAGTCGTGACCGCAGTACACAGACTGAGGTAGGCCCATCAGAGATTGGTGGCTGTCGTCGCAAGGTCTGGTACAGATTGAACGCACAGCCACATACCAACGATAACCAATCAAAGCTTGCTGCCATTATGGGTACTGCTATCCACGCAGCTATTGAAGATGCTATCGGTGCTATCGATCCTGAAGGCAAGGAGTACTTGGTAGAAACAGAAGTTGCCTACGGTGATATGAAAGCACACGTGGACTTGTTCGTACCTAGTACCGGTGCTGTCATTGACTGGAAGACAAGCAAGGTCAAGAACCTTAGTTACTTCCCGTCTAACCAACAGCGCTGGCAGGTACAGGTCTATGGCTACTTGCTATCTAAGAATGGCTATGAAGTCAAGACTGTCAACCTTGTAGCAATAGCACGTGACGGTGCAGAGAAAGACATCAAGGTACATACTGAACCTTACGATGAGACTATGGCACTTGCTGCTTTGTCTTGGTTAGAAAATGTTAAGGCAAGTAAAGAGTTACCAGCTCCTGAAAAGGATGCAAGTTTCTGTAAGGACTACTGCCAGTACTACGACGCAACAGAAGAGATGGGTTGCGGTGGCTTGAAGAAAGAACGTATCGTCCTTAGTGAAGTCGTGATTGAGGACGAAGAAGTTGACAAGCACGCACTGCATTACTTACAGTTAGACAGCAAGATAAAGGAGCTGGAGAAGGAACGAGATTCCCTCAAGGCTTCATTAGAAGGAGCAACTGGTACTACGCGAAGCGGTGTAGAAATCAGTTGGATAACTGTTAAAGGTCGTGAGACAGTTGACAGTAAGGAAGTTGAGAAACTTCTAGGGTTCGTACCAAAGGTTGTTGGTAACGAATCAGTACGACTCAATATCAAAACTATCGGAGGAAAGTAAATGGCTGCAAACGAAAACACAAAGTTCCAGATTAACTACAAGTTAGCTGACGGAACTCTTATCAATCTTTACGCATCAGATGTAAAGGATCTTGAGACAGGTCTAATGGACCTATCAATGGTGGCAACACTTATCAAGTCAACATCTGCAGAACTCGGTGGCGGTAGTGCAACAGCATCAGCAGTTGCTGCAATCTCACAGTCATTCAATGCAACACCAGTTGCAGCTCCAGTAGAACAGCCTGGTACTAAGCAGTGCCGTCACGGAGTAATGGCCTTTAAGACAGGCACATCACCAAAAGGTCCTTGGCAGGGCTATATGTGTGCAGGACCAAAAGAACTACCACGCGAAGAAAAGTGTCCAACTATCTGGGTTCGCTAGTGTATGCGCGAGCCGAGGTTCTACGAGAACCCAAGCTGCGCTGAGGTAGGTGGCGACTTTTGGTTTCCGGAAAAAGCCGATGGGTCGATGAACACCGTAGAGATGGTGATGGCAAAGACTATTTGCCGTACCTGTCCACACAAAGCTGAGTGTGCAGAGTGGGGAATAAGAAACGAGAAGTACGGGATCTGGGGCGGTCTTACTGAAAAGGAACGCCGACCATTCCGCAAGCGATTAAATATCATACTGAGGGAGGAAGACGTTGCTTGACTTACAACGTGCGTGGGGCACAGTCCTCACCAAAGCAACGCCTCTTCCTGATGTATGGATCGGTCTATCACAGAAGCAGATTAAGTTCCGTAGGGGACAAGTCTGTATGGTGGCAGCAGCACCTAATGCTGGTAAGTCTATGTTCTCACTTATCTATGCAGTAAAGGCAAAGGTACCTACGCTGTTCTTCTCAGCAGATACTGATACCACTACTGTAATGATGAGAGCAGCAGCTCACGCATCAGGTAATAGTCAGGTTAACGTAGAGCGACGGCTCTCTATGGATAGCCATTACTACGATGACCATATTGAAAAGTTAAAGCACATCAAGTGGGTCTTTGATTCCAGTCCGTCACTCGATGATATCGAGTTGGAAGTAAAGGCTTACGTTGAGTTGTACGGCCAAGCCCCTGAGTTGATCGTCATAGATAACCTTATGAACGTAGCTGCAGAGACAGACAACGAATGGGCTGGGCTTCGTGCAATTATGATGGAGCTTCACGATATGGCACGCAAGACAGAAGCCTGCGTACTGGTACTGCACCACGTCTCTGAGCAGTCAGAGTATGGCAGTGCAACTGAACCATCACCTCGTCGTGCTATCCACGGTAAGGTCAGTCAGTTACCTGCACTGATACTTACTATGGGATTCAATCCCAGTAATGCAGAGTTAAAGATTGCTGCGGTGAAGAACCGCTTTGGTCCACACGCTGCAGATGGTAAGGATTATGCAACCTTGTATGCAGACTACAGCACCTGTCAGATAACAGATGGTGATAGTTACGGGGCGATGATTGTTCGTGATGCACGATCAGGTTATACTGGTGATGTCACACCATACGATGAGTACGGACACGAGGTAGCAGTATGAAGTACATTAGCTGGGGCGCTTACTATAAAGGCGTAGCGTTTGGTTTCTCAATCAACAACTGGAGTTGGCACGTAGACTTCCTGTTCTGGTGGATAGGTGGCGAGTGGTGAAGTACGACTTCTTTGGGCAAGAGTGGTTTGGCAAGTGCGGTGCTTGCAAGACTGAGATGTATGCACCTACTAAGGGTGAGTACCTTGTAGCGTTTGCACTGCACACACATTCTGATAACTGTCTAGGAGGATGGTAATGGCAAGCAGAGAGTATCAACACCTACAGAAGCAGATCACACAGCTTGCTGGTGATATGCAGAATCTGATTATGGCGCTGATTGAACTGAAAGTTTTCAAGATTAAGATTGACGAGAACGGTAACCCTGTCTATGACACAGGAAAAGAAGAAGCGTAAGAAGTTTGCAGTACACAATTACGAAAAAAACTGCGGTAATTGTGGGATGGCTTTGTATGAGGACGATGAGATGATGTACGCAAAAGTACCAGGCATTACTGAGTCAGCATACTTTCACACTACTTACAAAGGGTGTGAGAAAGCATCTGAACTACACGGTTTACGTATGAAGATTCACTATAGGAAGCAGGCTAAGCACAGTGGCTAGTCCTAAGTACAA